AATGCTGGGCTGATCCGTATTGCCGGGCAAGTTCCTTGGCGAACCATTGGCATTCGCTCAAATCAAAAAACCGCATCTGCACATCGACAGGGCGGTCGTTGAGAAACATCATTAAAAGAAACACAGTCTTCACGTCACGAAGTTATCCCCATCATTTCATTTTTATTGACCTTGATACAGGCGGCAGTCCAACCCTTGATTTCGCCTGACGCCATCTTCGATGTCATCTCACGCTCGAATTGTTTGCGGTCGGGGCAAACCATAACTTCATCAGCATCCACCACAAACTTTCCCTCGTTTGTGATGATAGCCAAGATGAAGATAAGCGCGGTCATTTGTTTTCTTTCATTATCACCCAGATGCGGAAACAAACTAAAACAATAGACAGCACCACCAGCACAAGGCCAAGCCACATATTAAGCGGCTCAAGCCACATTGGGCTGGTAATCCCTGCAGTCGCTAGCGGTACGTCTACGTTGTGTTTCATTGCTCAACCTATGGTTTTGCCGGCCACACTACATCGTCTAGCGATGTGTAGTTATCGGTGATGTCACGCAATGCCTGACGATAGTCGATCTGCGCTTGCGTCATCGTCATGTCTGACAAAGCCCACCAATCGGTTTCAGCGATTAGGCGGTTACGTTCTAAACGCAATAAACGCAACGGCTCGGCGGCTTGCAGTTCGGCAATCTTTGTATTTACCTCTGCCTCGCTCGGCTTCGCTGACGCATCGCTATGCCATTCAAGATTTGCGTAAGTTCCATCGCGGTCTGTATATTCAGCGTCAGCCGCCAGTGATTGCAATGCGTTTGATAGTGTGGTCATTATGCAACTCCGATGACAGTGATTTGCCAACCTTGGTGTTTATAGTAAATATTCCCAGCGTAAGCAGAATTGCCATCAGCCTTGCGGAAATACACCTGATAGGTATGGTCGCCAGTGCTTAGACTTGTATCAACAGCGGTAAGGGCGACCTGCGCGTATACTTCACTAGCCCCCGACACGTCACCAATTTGCGAAACAGAATAATCAACCGAAGACGGCGCGGAGCGTGATATTTTGAAATCCGCAAATGCGTGAGTGTTTTTATTAATGCGAACTGAACCCGTAGCAATAATGATGATTTTGCTTAGGTTCGCAACTGTCGCACTCGGCACTGTAATAGACGCGCCAGTCGCTGTGTACGTTGTGGCGGTGGATGTCGCAGAGGTATCACCAGCAAGCGTGGCTTGGTTGACATAATTCGGCACACCGCTGACATCAAGACTTGTCGCCGTCACCGAGCCAGTGATGTTGATGTTGCCAGTGCCAGTGATGTCCGAACTATTTAAGTCAAGATCGCCGCCAAGTTGCGGGGTAGTGTCTTGTGATAATTCGGTGAATGTTTCGCTTGTAAGATAGCCAGCCGCGCTATGGTCGCCCCAGCCATAGGCCGTATCCCATTGGCCGACCTTGGTATCAGTAATGGTATTGACGCCCATATCAATGATGTTGCCATTTGCGTCAAGTGTGCCGCCCAATTGTGGCGTCACATCATTAACGATGTCAGTCAACCCGGCAGTAATAGATGACCAACTACTCCCATTATAATATTTAAGTGCGTTATCGGTCGTGTTAAAAAAAAGATCGCCTTCGTCTAGCGATGTTGTTGGGTCGGTCGCGCCGATCCGATATACCGCCGCGAAATTATTAACATCACTAATGTTGGTTGCGACCGTAGTCACATTCGCGCTATTCCCGGCAACCGTAGTCACATTAGCGCTGATACCGGCAACGGTCGTTACGTTGCTAGAAATCCCCGCGACAGTGTTTACGTTGCTGATATTGGTTGCAACGGTGCCGATCGTATCCGAACCCGTTAGATCAGTCGCAATTGTTCCGATGTTTGTTGTGTCGCCAGCGACCGTGGTCACGTTCGCGCTGATCCCCGCAACCGTTGTGACGTTGCTGGAAATACCGGCAACGGTTTGGATTGCGTCCGTGGCGTCAGTCCCGTCTTCAATATCTGCCAGCGTGGCAATGTCTGACGTGATTGCCGCAAGTGTTGTCACGTCAGTCTGGTCAGGCCCGGCCTCGGGATTGCCGGTGGTCGCGTTAAACGCCAGATATTTACCGGCGCGATCTGCCTTTGCTGGCAGTGTCATGTTGAGCGTGCCGCCGTCATCAACGTGCGCCGGGTCAGTAACAGGCGCCTGCATCGAGCGCTTGTTCTCTTCGGCCAATTGCTGGATCATAATGATCTGGCCGTCCAACTGCTCGTTCAGCGCGGCGGCGCGTAAGTCACCGGCAGTCACAAAGTCGGTGGTGCGTTCGATGTCACGCGCACCAACGATGGTGATGCTGTCGCTGGCGGTTGGCGTGGATGGCACACTACCGCCAGTCACGATTGTCGCTGAACCAGTACCGTTGGCGTTTACCGTCACGGTGTAATCGGTAGTAATGGTCAACTTGGTGGCATTAAAATAAACCGCAATGTCGTCTTCATCGAGAATTTCAAACGTGAAGGCATACGGCCCGAGACCCGCCGAACCGCTGAATACTACGCGTCTTGTGATTGCGTTAATGTTATAGTCTGCCATCTGTCAACCTCGCTTTGGGCATTATATACTATTTACTTGAATGCCTCAATTGCCTCGGCGCTTCATTCTAGCCGCGTCAATTGCTGATCCAAGTTCGGGGTATTCACTTGCGCTTAATAACCGTTCCCGCGCCATATCGCGATAACCTCTAACATAGCGCTTGATCTCGTTTAGTTTATTGTCATCAAATCGCTCGTTGATGTAGTCATCCGAATAAATCAAATTGTTCAGTTCGGGCAATAGGCGCTGTTTCGGATCATAGCCTTCTTCGCCGGGCATACGGCCATACATATCAATCGTGTTTGTGATCTCAATATAGCGATTGTATTGCTCGGCAGTCATGACCACACGACCAAGTTTTCTGTCAGGCATAGAAATGCCGTCATTGAGGCGCATCAATTCGCGATCAATGCCGGTATATTCTGCGTCCTGAATTCTGACCGGGCTAAACGTCTCATAAACATAGCCCTTGCCCTGCATCATCTTCTCGCCCCAAAGGTTGAGACGCGGCGGCACCTGATCGCTGAAATATGGATTGCGTGCCATCGCCTTTTGCAATGCTTGATAGAAACCCTTTTGCCATTCGGGCATAGTGTCTGGGTCGCCCCATTTCTCCATAGGCATTGTCGTGCTTGCCTCTGGGCTGACATAGCGCTCGTATGTTGCCATTGCCGATGACACCGTAGGCAGTGTAGACAGAACGGCTGTCGTGCCGCGTTCGGCAAAGAACCGTTGCGCCGCTTCCATACCGGCCATTGGGTCGGTTTGCGACAAGGATATGATCCCGGTCAAATCGCTGACGCCCTGCAAGAATGGTTGTTCAAGCGCGTAATCAAACGCTGACAATGCACCAACACCAAAGACATCAGCCGCAACATCGACATCGTCTTCATATTGCAGGTAATATCCGACATCAGCCGACATCCCCAGCATCCCAGAAATAGGATCAAATCTTGAGAAAGTGACGCTTTCGTATTTGCCCGGCGCAACCTTAAAGTTCATTGAGAACGGCTGAATGCCCATCCGTTGCATAGCCTGACGCGCTTCTGGGTCTGTCGGCCCGGAACCGACAATGATTAGATTTTGCTGTGGGTCGTTTGTTGACATAGCGCTATAAGCGAAATAGGACATTATGCCAGTTCCCAGACTGACACGCGCAATCGCCATATCTGCGTCACGACCACCCTTGTTGATCATGTCATAGAACATATGCCCAGCCGCAAATGGTGTTCTGCGGAATGTCTCTTTCATGATATTGGTTGGCGTTCTGTAAAACGGGATGCCAAACAACTTAACAACTGGTAAATTAGCGATTGCCTCGCCAGAACCTAAAATCTTGCCGAGATCACCTTGGAAGGTCAGTTCCTTCGCGGCGGCCTCTGCTGTTAGTTTCATCGGGGGTGGTGGGTTCTCGATGATGTTTGCGTATTCTGCCGCCATAACTTTCTTCGCTTCATCCACCGAACCAGTGCGATCAAGCGTGGCGTCAAACAATGCCATCGATCGAACATAGGCTTGTTTCTTGATTGACGCCTGATAGGCAATAGCCTTGAAGAATTCGTCTTCAACAACCAATGCGCGTGATGCGCCTCGATAGTAGACGCCAAGCGTATTGACCAAGGCGGTGCCAATATTGCCCTCTTTATATTGACGCGCAATTTCACTCAAATCATCGGTAGTTCCAATTGACCGGCGGTTTTGCAATTCAACTTTGCTTGCCTTGTCGGACGGTGTGCCGCGAATAGCGGCCTTGCCAGCAACAAGAAGCGCGTCAAACAAACCGCTTCGGATGCTGTCCAATTGAAGCAAGCCCTCGCGCATATAGACGCGCTCCGCTTTGGCGCCGGGCAATAACGTTCTGACGGCGCCAACAGCGCCAGCCAAAGTTTCTTCGACACCCTTGTAAACCATAAACCCTGTATTGCCAGCGATGTTGACCATATGCGTAACCGGGCCAGACAGGATTGAATTGATAAAGCCTTCCGTCACAAAGTTT